CAAAACTATTTTTTAAGGAGGCTAAGAAATGGGTCGAACAACAGACCTCCTATGAGATGTTACATAACATTGCTGATCCAAGAAATAGGATGCACATGAAACTGCTTCATATGCTTGGATTTAAAAAGCTTATGTATGTTACCACTCAAACCAATCTTACTTATGTTGAATTTGCTAAACTAACAAAATGTGTGTACCCGCAATTGTAGGTATTGCAACGGGCTTGATGAGCGCCGTTCAATCTATTGCTGGATTTCAAGCTCAAAGTCAAGCTGCTAAAGCTTCAGAACGAGCTTACCAGCAACAACGTAATCTTAATCAGGAAGCTGCTAACCGCGCTTACCAACAAACACAACTTAAGCTGAAGGGTGAGATGGAACGTGCATCTCAGCAGGCAGAACAGGGCCTTGTAAGGCGTCTCCAAGCACAGGGGACCACGTTGGCTGCTGGCCGTAGTGGACAGTCCATTGGGAGCCTTCTGACCGATGCTGAGCGTGTTGAAGGAAAGGATCTTGGAGCACTTGGTATGAACCTTGCTTATGCTCAACAAGATTACTTCTTTGGCATGGAAAGCATTTACAATCAACAGAAGACTGCTGATATTGGAGCTGCTTCTCAGAGGATTGCTGCTCCTAGTGCCGGTGGTCTGGTATTGGGTCTTGCTGGGGCAGGACTTAGCGGTTACCAGGCTTATACTAATCTTAAAGCCCCTAAGGCAACAGAGTAATTAACTATGGCTAGTATTTATGAATCCCCTGGCCAGCAGGTTGCTCTAACTGGACCTCAAGCAAATACTTCTTTTCAGCCTGTTCAAGCGTATGATCCAAGTCGGATGATGCTTCAGCAGTCCGAACAGGATCTTAGGGCATTTGCTAATTTCAGTGAAAGTCTTACTAAGTTCATCACTGATAAGGCAAAAGAAAGAAATGAGCAAGAATTGAATCTTGGTATCGCTGATATTCTCAATGGAGAATTGACGATGAAGCCAGATCAAATGAATGCTTATCAGCAAAATGTAAAGCTTCTTGAGCAAGCTGCTGACAGTGAGATTAATGCTGCTAGTCAACTAGCTGAAGTTGATCCAGGTGCTGGTGAGACTTATCGTCAACAGAATCGTGCGATCAGTGGATGGCGAGCATACGGTCAAGCTGTTGGTAAGGCACAGATGGCTGCCAGCCAAGCTGAAACCATGCTTGGATCCTTTTTGAGAAATAACAAGGAAGTTCTTACTATCCGTCAACCAGATGGTAGCATTAAACAATTCACCGCAGCAGAGGCTGAAAATGAACCAGAACTGATGGCTGCCTATGGAGTGGGTCTTCAGAAGTTCATGCAAGCCACTGGAATCGTTGGTTTGAATCCAGCTATTCTTGTTGAAAATCTTACCCCAACAATGATGAGGGTAAGGGCTAAGGTAATTGGTGAGCGGATGGGTGAAATTACCCGGGCTCGTCAAGCAGCTGAACAAGAGCAGATTAATATTGGAGTTGGACAAAACCTAGAAGGACTTGCCAATCCAGAGACTGCTCAACAGATTCTTACTGGACTTTTGACTAGTGCTCGTCAAACCTTTAATGGTAATTGGGCACAAGCTAATCAATTTGTCAACGAGGCTGTTCTCAGCAAGCTAGTGGCAAAGGGCGTTGCTGATCCAAAAGGGGCTTCCGCTATTCTTGACTCCTATTTAGGTCTTTTGCTGAATCCTGAAAAGCCAGAACTGGGTACGGTCTACAATCGCTACGCAGAAGAAATCGAAAAGGCTCGTGCTTCTATTAAGGGGTCCGCTAGGGAACAAGCTGCTGAGGAAGAGGCTGAGATCAAGGATGAGATTAACTCCATTTACAATACGTGGAGATCTGCTTCCGAGACTGGTAACCTTGCTGAATCACAGCGAGCCTTTGATGCTGCTGAACAAGAACTAAGTAAGCTGGCTGCTACCTATCCAGAAGCTACGGAAGCTCTTTCTCGAATGCGTCAGGTTGGCCGTAACTTTAATAGTCTTACTGAGGAAAGCGTTACCAAGGCTGTTGCCGGTGGTTCCATTAAGAGTCGTACTGAACTTCAACTGTTAGCTGCTAATGGTTACATCAGTGCTGATACTGCTAATAAGCTATCGGAGCAGCTTCCTGAGGATGATTCTTCGGAGATGGTTAAGACTCTGCGTCCTCGGATGGAAGCATTTGTACGCAACCAACTAAGGGCAGAATTTAAAACCAATGGTGCTGACTTTGATTCATTTAAAGATCAGACTCTTCCTCTTGTTGGGGCATTGACGGATGAGCTGATGGAAGTTGGTCTGTCCAAAATGCTGGAGCTTAAAGCTGCTGGTAAAACTACAGGCACTGCTCAGCTTCAATCGTTTTTGGAAAAACAGGCACTTGATGCTCTTAAAACAAAACGATTTATGCCGACAAAGGATGCAAAAGGAAATATCATTATTCCTACTCCTGGTCGCAACCTTCCCGCTGTCGTTCCTTACTCCACTGGTCCTAACGGCAGGGACTATTCCCGGCAAATCATTAACCGTCTTCCCCCAGTAGTCTCTGCCAAGCGTGATGTGCTTCTTGATGCTGAAAAGGTTCAAGCAAACATTGATGCCCTCAATAATGGAGGACAACCTAGTGCTGATCTGATAACGATTGCTAAGGCTTCTGGATTGTCTGTTCAACAGGTCCTTACTCAGCAGGCCCAGAAGAACGGACTTACTTATACCCCTAACTCCTCCGATAAAGCAGCCAAACAATTCCAAGCTAACTCTAGGTTGGATCCTTCTGCTGCTCAAATCCTTGCTAATCCACGATCAACAGCTTCCCAACGTATCCGTGCTACGGCAAGGTTGGCTGAAGCAAAACGTAGACAACAACAAACTTCTATGACTACATCATCAAGTGGTAAAGCTTTTGGTGCTGGAGACTACGGTGGTCTGGCAGCTCTAATTAGCAGTGGTGAGGGCGGGTTTAACTCAGTCAACCGTGGAACTGCTGGAGACTCTCCACAGGGTATGAACCTTACGTCCATGCGTATTGGTGACGTTCAACAACTTCAACGTCGCTACAATGAAACCAATGGGCGTGAAGGTGTATTTGCTGTAGGCTTTGCTCAGTGGGTGTCTGATGGCCAACTTGATATGGCAGTTAAGGCTGCCGGTTTGGGACCGAACGATAAGATGACTCCGGAGAATCAACTGAAGATGTTCTGGGCTTATGTTCTTAACTCCAACAAGCGTCCTGCCCTACGGGATTACCTCTTGGGTAAAAATAATGACCTTTTAAAGGCTCACAGAGAAATGGCCCTTGAATGGGCGGCTGTGGCAGGTCCAGAAGGCTATGGCTATTATGACAATGATAAGGCAGGCAACAAGGCCAGCCTTGAAGCTAAGCGTGTTCAGCAGGCGCTTCGGGAAGCCCGTAAACAAATTGCTGGAACTTAAATAGATGGAGCATAGAAGTCTATTCTGCGGGGTAGACTTCTCCATCACCCTTACCTCTCAATAACCCACCTCTGCGGAGGTAATTAACCAACACAAAGATGGCAGAAATTGTACCTGGACGGTCCACTGGTGGGCCAATTGAAGACTTTACTCAAACTAGAAAACGCGAGGAAGAGGCTGCTCTTCAAAAGAAACAAAAAGAAGAGGAAGCCAAACGAAAGAAACTGTTGGCTCAACAAAAGGCTGAACAGGAACGTAAGGCTAAGCTTGATGCCACGATGGTTAACCCCGTTGCTGGTCTTAAAAAGCCTATTCAACAACTTACTGAAGCCTCTACTGCCATCACAGATCGCCTTAAAGGTACGCCTTTGGAGGGGCCTGCTGAGTTCACCCAAGAACTTCGTAGAGCCACCACTAAGGGCCTTGTAAGCGTCGCTGAGGGCGTTCTAAATGTAGGAACCCAAGCTGTAATGGATCTCACCGTTAACCGTAATAGGGAAAAGGATGAGTATCTCCGTGCTGCTTATGATTTTGGTGTTACCCCTAAAACCCAACTAGGTCAAACTGCTTCTAAAGTTATTGGCTTTATTATCGGAACCCGTGTTGCTGGCAGGGCTCTTGGCCCTGTCGGGAAGATTGGTACTAAACCTGTTCCTACTGGTCTTAAGGGGGGAGCCAAGCTTGCTGCTCAAACCCGTAAGCTTCTTACTGATGGTTTGATTCCAGGTGCTGTTGCTGACTTCATCTTAACTGACCCCCGAGAGGGTAACCTCAGTAGTTCCATCCGTGATCTTGTCCCCGAACAGTATCAGGATAACGTTGCCTTTGCTCTTGCGGCAAAGGAGGATGACAACCCTTGGGTTAACCGACTTCGTTCGGTGTTTGAAGGCGGACCGCTTAATGCTGCTGGTAATGGCATCACGGCTCTTATCTTCGGTAATAAAGCTGCTAGGGCCATTAAGGCTGCTGGTGGGTCTGATGATGAGGCACTTGGCGTTGGCATCAAGGCTGCTGCGGAGAAGTCCGAGGAACTTATGCAAGGCGACCTTAAAGCATCGGAAGCTGAACGGGTACGGTGGACCGATGCTCAGGAACAGGAGATGCGTAGTCTTCTAAGTCGTGAACAGAACATTCAAAGCCGTCTTGCTGGTTTGGATCCAGAAGATGAAGTAGCTATTAAGTTGAATGAACAACTAGATCAGGTACGTCTTGCTCAGACTGACTTGGATAATACCATCCTTGAGGGTGCTGATCCTAATGTTAAGTATGAGTATTGGGAATCACAAGCCGCTATTCGCACATCTGACATCAATGATGTTGCTGCTAAGCAGATTGAACTTGAAGGTGGATATACCCGTCCTCAAAGTGAGACTGGATTTGTTCCTGGTAGACAGATCTCTCAAGGTGGTGGCAATAAGGTCTTTACTGATGCTCAACTCCGCATCATGAATGTAAGTGAGGGGGCAGAAGAAGTTATTAAGAAGTATCAAAAACAGATTGACTTTAAGCAAATTGCTCGCAAATCTGGCCGCACAGTGGATCAAGTCGTGGCAGATGCAACTCGCATCTACACTGATTTCATGGATTCCCTTCGGACCTATGATGATATTGTGTCGGAAGGCGATCTGATCAAGAAGCTGTCCGAAGTTGGAGGCACACTTACTGAACCCAAGGGAACCTTTCCAACTCCTGAGGGTAACATTGCTGTTAAGGCAATTGCTTCGGATCTCTCTGCTCAGATTTATGATATTGCTTATGGTGCTGAAGAGATTGACTTTGCTCAACTTGGAGGTGCTAATAACTTTGATCGCCTCGTGGATCGGTTTACTGGTCTCCTTGAGATCTATAAAGCTGGTGCCCAATACATGGGTGGTGGTCTGAATGTCTTCAAGATCAAGCTTGGTGCTGATGCCCCTGGTGAGGCTGCCGAATCTCTCCGTAACTTTGAAGGGGAAGATTCCCTGACGATCCGTCAAATCCGTAAGTGGGCAAGTGACATCAAGGAAGCCTTCCGCCGTGGAGATCCTGATGCTCAAGATCAAATGCGAGCACTGACTAGAGCAATGGTTCTTGCTGGTGGTGATCCATCCAAGACTATTTCCTTTGGGCGTACTGCTATTGAGATCTTTGGTAAGAATCAGATGGGTGTGTTTTATAACAGCATCCTGTCTGGAACTAAGACCATGATTCGTAACCTTAGTGCTGCGTATCGCCTTGTCGAGGCCCCCACTAGCATTGCTCTTATGGGAATGCGAAGGGGTGATCCTGCGCTTGTCAGGTCCGCTATGGCTGGTTTCCATGCCATCAGTACTTCTACAAATGAAGCCTTTACGGTGGCTGCTAGAACGTGGAAGACTGGCATGCCTCAAAGCTGGACTCCAAAGATGGTCGTGGAACAAGCCGAAATGGCTGCCATGATCGAGTCTATGGAAAAGATGGCCAAAAATCCACGAGAGGAAATGGCCGTTGGATTCCTTAAGGGGCACATGCGTATTGCTCAAATGTTCGACTTTCCAAGTAAGATCTTGATGAGCACGGATGACTTCCTTAAGACTATCCTTGTAAGGCAACGGATTGCTGAGCAGTCCATGTATAAAGCAATGACCGAAAGCAAAAATCCTATGGATGTTGCTGATAAGGTCAAGGTTTACATGGATGAATACTCTAAGTTCATTGATCCACAAACAGGTCGTGTTAAGGATGCTGGTCTCCAAAAGTATGCGGAGATTGGTACGTTCCAAGATGATCCAGGTGTTGGTATCAATAGCTTGAGCATGTTCCTTGAGAACCTTCCTTATTTTGGTCCCCTTGGCAAACTTGTTGTTCCATTTCTTAGAACACCAGCAAACATCTTCCGTTATCAAGTAGAACACCTTCCACTACTTAAAAGATTTTCTCAAGAATACCAGGCAGTTAAACAGTCTGGTGATGAACTTCGTGTTGCTGAATACGAAGGTCGTGAGATGATTGGAGCAATGACCATTGCTGTTGGAGGCAGTCTTGCTGCGGCTGAGATGATTACTGGAAACCTTCCTGCTAATCCTCGTGAACGTGCTCGCTGGCAAACCCTTGGCATTCGTCCTCGTTCTGTCAAGATTGGTGATCGGTGGGTTTCTTACAATACTCTTGAACCGCTTTCCAACATCCTTGCTGCTTCGGCAGACCTCGTGATGCTTGCTAAGAGTGGTCTTAATGAAGATTGGGTAGAGAATCTTGTCGGACAACTAGGTCTGTCTATCGCAGCATCGTTTACCGAAAAGAGTTACTTTGCTGGTCTTGAAGCCCTTGCGGCCTTTGCTGATCCTACTCAATTGATGAAGGGTGATACGGTACTCAAGGGGCTGCTTCAGACTGGCAACAACATGGTGCCCCTTGCTGGTGCTCGCCGAGCCTTTGCTAACTCCTTGGACCCCTACATGAGGGAATTCGAAAATGAGTATCAAAAGGCCGCTGCTGCTGCTATTCCGGGCTACAGCCGCTTCCTTCCCGAAAAGATCAATGTTCTTACGGGTCAACCCCTCAAGGGCCCTAATGGCGGCCCCTGGAATGCGCTGGTGCCGTTTGAGACTGGTCCCGATAATAAGGATCCAGTTGCCAAGATGTTGATGGAAGCTGAGTTTAACTGGGGCGATACCCTTGAGGTAAGTCCTATGGGTTACCGACTCAGCGGAGAAGAGAAAAGCTACATCCGTAATGAGATGGCTCGGAATGGTCTCCGCCAACAGCTAGACGAACTCCGTAAGCTTTCTTGGTTTAAGCAGGATATTGCTAATTGGAAGGTTCGTAATACTGGTGACATCGGCACAGATCGCGCACAATGGCCTAACTTCTATACCGAAATTCAGAAAATTTGGGAAAGCAGCCGAAATCGAGCCTTTGATAAGATGGAAGCAGAAAAGATTGAAACTGGTCAGAAAGTCGTTCAACTACGAAAGGCTCAAGCCAACATCAAGGCAGGTCAATATGACCTTAGCAAACCAATGACTGCCGAAGACTTTAGTTCTGTGGATGAAGCCGGTGCTACCGAAGTCTATAATCAACTAATTAACTTTGGCAAATAAACCCCCTTAAAATAGATGGCAATCACTTCAAATACATACACGGGGAACGGCACTAACAAGCTGTTCTCCATTACTTTCCCATATTTAAATACGTCTGACATTAAGGTTTACCTTAATAACACTCTCCAGACGATTATAACTCAATACACGTTTGCCAACCTTACTCAAATTGAATTTGTCACGGCTCCTGCTAATGGTGCTGGTATTGAAATTGCCAGGGAAACCAATATTGATTCAGCAGAAGCTTCATTCTTTGTTGGATCACCCATTCGGGCAAATGATCTTAATGACAATGTAAATCAACTTCTGTATCTCACTCAAGAAACACAGAATTCTATTGAGGGCATTGACGAAAAAGCGCAGGATGCTATTGATGCTGCATCTTTGGCTGTACCTTACATTATTGTAGCCAATCTAGCGGCTCTTAATGCGCTTACTCCAGTTAATGGTAACTTCTATGAACTTAAAGATTCTACTGGAGCTACTACTCCTACCATTACTGGTATTCCTGTTGGGTTGGTTGGATCGCCCAACATAACCTTTAGGTTGAGGTATAATGGTACTAGTTTTGCTTTCCAAAATTATTATGTTAATGATTCCGAAACCCGGTATCTAAAACTTAGTGGTGGAGACCTAACTGGTGATTTTAGCGTTGCTACTGATAGCCTATTTGTTGATACCCTTAATGATCGGGTTGGTATTGGTACAACTATTCCAGAAACCTCACTAGATATTAAAAGTCTAGGGAATAGTGACATTCGTTCTGCCAGTGGTAAGCATTACGATAACACTAATGCCTTTAGTCAATTTAAGTGGATTGGTGGTAGAGCACGAGGCACTAGTAGTACACCTTTAGCTGTTCTTGCTAACGATAGTTTGGCAAGTTTTAATGGTCGTGGCTATAAAACGTCTTCATGGTCAACCACTGTTGGTGGTTATTATGTTTACGCTGCTGAAAACTGGACCAACACTGCTACTGGTTCTTATCTAACCTTTAGGGGTTGTAATACTGGTGGTACTGCGGTATCTGAATGGGCAAGGGTTGATCAAAATGCTCTGTTGCTTACTAATCAACGTGACCTCCGCTTTGGAGACTCCGATAACAGCAACTATGTAGGCCTCCAAAGCCCCGCAACGGTGGCTAGCAACCTTGTGTGGACGCTTCCAGCCACAGATAGTACCAGTACCCAAGCATTAGTTTCAAACGGCTCTGGGACGCTCTCCTGGGCCAATCACGCTACTGTTAATGCCGTTGAAGTGGCTCTTACCAACCAAACCGTGGTTGAGTTTCTTGGTATTCCAGTTTGGGCTACACATATCACGATGATGTTCGATACTGTCAGCAGTAGTGGCACAAGTGAGTGGTTGATTCAACTTGGTGATAGTGGTGGATTTGAAAATACAGGTTATCTTGGTGCTGGCGTAAGGATTGCTGCTGGTGCTATTACGCATTTAAGCAGTACTGTTGGATTCCCACTTCCCAATAACGTAGCCGCTAATTCATTGGCCGGTGCGGTAACTATTCACCACATGACTGGTAATACCTGGTGTGCATCAGGTTCAATTGGTGGTACAACTAACACTGCTTTATTTACCAGTGGTTCTAAAACCACATCAGCAGTATTGGATCGTATTAGACTTACTACGGTAAATGGTACGGATACCTTCGATACTGGCACTCTTAATATTTCTTATAGTCCGTAATCAGGATGGGTAAACCCAAATCAATGACGAAGGTGGTTCATGTTCCCGGACCTCCTAAAAAGACCCGTCAAGGTCAGGGGCAACATTCTCTACCTAAGGGAACTCGCAAACTTTCTCGCGGTCAAGGCCGCTAATCCACAATGCTTACTCTATTTGGTCTTAAAGTTTCCTACGAAACTCTTGCCTTTTTGGCTCTATTTGTTGCTTCTGAAGTTGTTGGTAACAGCAAACTTAAGGAGAATAGCATCGTTCAACTTCTTCTTAATGCTGTCAATTCCCTAAAGCCCTTCCGTTCGGAAGACGATAAGATTCAAAAGATTAAGGATTCGATCCTCAAGTAAGATTGTGACTAACATCACATTAGCAGTTCCACAATATTATCCTCAACTTGACTCTGCTACCCAACATGGAGATCGCATGTGCTTTTCTAGTACATGTGCTATGGCGGTGAAATACCTCAATCCAACTGCCTTGTTGGGGTCTAATGCCGATGATACCTATCTCCGTACCGTTCTTAAGTATGGAGATACCACTGAAGCGGTGTCGCATATCAGAGCAACTGCCCATTACGGGGTGAAAGCAACCTTTTTAAAGAATGGCACCCGTACAACCCTAGAAAAGGAGCTAGAAAAGGGCTATCCTGTGGCTTGTGGAATCCTTCATAAGGGTCCTGCTCACGCCCCCACAGGGGGAGGTCATTGGATGTTAGTTGTGGGCCTTACTGATACCCATGTTATCTGCCATGACCCGTATGGGGAAATGGATAATAGTAATGGTGGGTACTTAAAGCCCGGTGTTGGGGGTAAATATGTCCCCTATTCATGGAAAAATTGGTCCAAACGGTGGATGGTAGAGGGCAATGGCTCTGGATGGTACATAACCTTTCGGGCTACGTCTTCTACTACTAAAATAGAGCCTTTCAAAAATACTTGGGATGGAATTAAAGCTGTTGCTGCTAAACAGGGTGCTAAATATCCACAGGTTGTAGCTGCTCAATGGGCACTTGAAAGTAGTTATGGTAAACATACTTCTGGTAAACATAATTATTTTGGTATTAAAGGTAAACCTGGCACCTCTCGGGAAACCAAAGAATTCCTTAATGGGAAATGGATAACCATTACAGATACCTTTAAGGATTATTCTAGCCCAGAAGCATGTATTGAGGATCTTATTAGGTTGTGGTATAAAAACTTTAAAGATATGAAAGGAGTTAACCGTGCCACTTCATGGGAAGAGTGCTGTCAACTTCTTCAGATTGAGGGTTATGCTACTGATCCAACCTATCCTCAGAAATTAATTAAACTTATTTTGGAGCACGATTGATTTATTATTATGACTTACACTACTTCAATTTCCCCAGGTCTCTTTTCTGCAGAAGCAGTTACGTCTAACCTGTCAATTCCAGAGCATGATTATGTGTCCTGTTCTTATACTGGAACTAATCTAACTGGTGCTGTTTTTAAATTTGGTGGAGCAAGTGGCATTACGGTTGCTACCCTTGTTCTTACCTATGACGGTTCCAATAACCTCCTTACTGTTACTAAGAGCTGAAGCAAATGCCATATAAATTTAACCCATTTACGGGTACATTTGATGATTCTACAACGGGTCCTCAGGGTCCTGCTGGCACTGTTTCGGCTGCTGGATCTGGCACCGCAGCCGCACCAGGAATCGCGTTCTCTGCGGATCCAAATACGGGCATCTATAACCCCTCGGCGGATAACATTGCCATCAGCACGGGTGGCACGGGGTGGTTGTTTATTGATGCCAATGGAAATGTTGGAATTGGAGCAGCTCCTTCTGCATACAAGAGTTCTTATACGGGTTTTGATATTCGCACTGGATCCCTTTTTAGTGCCGCTGGAGTTGGTCTTGTTAGTCTTGCTTCCAACGTTTATTACAACAATAGCAATCAATTTATCTACAAGGAAACTGATGCGGCAACGCTTTACCAGGGCTATTCAGGTGTTCACACTTTTCACACGGCAGGTAGCGGAACTGCTGGCACCGTGGCCACTCTTACCGAGCGGATGCGCCTAACCTCCGCTGGCCTTTTGGGTCTGGGGACCAGTAGTCCAGTAGCGTTTCTTCATGTTTCTGGCTCGGGCGCTAGCTCTTGCAGGTTAACAGATACCCAATCATATAATTTTGGGACATCGGGACCCACTCTAGATTTAACGGGCAATGATAGTTCTGGGGCTAATACGTTACTTGCTCGCCTAAAAGGTAGCCCTAACAACGGAAACCCTGATCGAGGATTTTTAGATATACTAACCCGTGTCGATGGCATTACTACAAGCACTCTGCAAGTAGGCACAGGACTTGCCGCAAATGTTTTGATTCCGAACGGTCGCGTAGGGATTGGGACTTTGAGTCCTCAGGGTTTAATGCACCTACAGCAAAGCCTGAGTGACTCAACCCCAATACTTGTCCTAGGCGAAGCGTCAAATAATGTTCGCTATAGTATTATTCAAGAAACTGGTTACACGGGATTTTCTCACGGAAATCAAAATATAAATCTCAAATTCAAAACTTTTGCCAATGGCGGCACAGGCGGCCAAATCCAATTTTGGACCGGCGTTAGTAGTGCTAGTCAACAAGTAACTATTGACTCCTCAGGTCGCGTAGGGATTGGCATTACGAGCCCTCTATTCCCCTTGGATGTCAACGGTGTCATTTACACAAGGGGAAGAGGTAGCACATTTGGTGTTCTATTTGATGACTGGAGAATCTACAACTCAACCAGTCCAGGGGCGCTTGTTTTTGACAATGGCACCGAACGCGCCCGCATTGACAGCTCCGGCCGCGTCGGCATCGGGACGGCTAGCCCCACAGACGGTCTACATGTATATGCAACTAGCACTACTAACTATGTTTTAAATCTTGACGGTCCCTACAATGGATCGGATACAAATAATTACATTGCATTTAGTGGAAACGGAACAAAAGCACTTATCGGAAAATTATACAGACCAACAGCAGGTAATGCAATAAGACTAGACGTTAATTTTGCTGATTTTATTATTGGCACCGGTTCTGGCGGGACAGCCTCCGAACGCGCCCGCATCGACAGCTCCGGCAGGCTCTTAGTTGGCACGTCTACTGCGCGAGCAAACTTCACAGGCGGCACAAGGACAAGCTCATTCCAAATAGAAGGCACCTCTCTTAACGACTCAGCACTGTCAATCCTTAGGAACTCAAACGATACCGGACAAAGCGCAATTTACCTCGCTAAATCACGCTCCACAACAGTAGGCGATGCAACTCCTGACATCGTTGCTGATGGTGATTCGCTGGGCTCGATCTTTTTCCAAGGCGCCGATAATACAAACTTTGTCAGTAGCGCATCAATTACAGCACAAGTAGACGGCACCCCCGGCAGCAACGACATGCCAGGCCGCCTAGTGTTCTCCACTACGGCAGATGGCGCGTCTAGTCCTACGGAGCGGCTTCGTATTACCAGCGCAGGGCGTGTTGGCATCGGAACAGTAAGCCCTGGCAGTGCATTAGAAGTCAACGCAGCGGCAGCTACATCGCCATTTATTGCAAAAATTAACACCACAGAAGTAGCAAGGGTTGATTCATCTGGTCGTGTGTTGGTTGGAGCTGCTTCAAGCGATACAGCTCTTGTTGATGCTTCTGTTCAATCAGTTCCGCCTGCTAATACACCAGCACTAGGATTGCTTCGTTCAGCTACGGTTGCTGGTAACACCACAGCAACTATTCTTACAACTGCAAATACAAGTTCGGCATTTCTTGTGGTTGGAATTAGAGGCAATGCTGGCTCTAAAACTTTCTTGTGCCATAGAGGTTCATCTACGGTTACTGAGATTGCTACGGCTGGTACATTTGATGGAAGCCTTGCGTGGAGTACTAATAACCTTCAAGGCACTTCTACTTCAGCTTCCAGCACTGTGTGGTCCATCATTGCCTTTGCATAGACCTTATAATTAAAAGGCGGGCAACCGGCCTATTTTAAATCTGGTTGCAACATTTTTTATTATTTACTTTATTTATTTCGATCAATGACCACTATTACCACCAACTACTCCTGGAAAATTGCTCAACTGGAGCGTGAGACCAGCGACGGTTATGTCTATACCGCCCACTACACCGTGGACGCCAACGACGGCACCTACTCTGCTGGCGCTTATGGCAGCATCGGTTTCCAACGTCCTGAGGAAGAGGACCTGATTCCCTTCGCTGACCTCACCGAAAAGATCGTGGTCGGCTGGGTGCAAACCGCCCTAGGCGATGAAAAGGTTGCCGAAGTTGAAGCAGCCCTCCAAGGCCAGCTCGACGAACAGCGCAACCCCACCAAAGCTGCTGGTGTGCCTTGGGCTGCTTAGTCTGATGGCTAACACTCAAAGGGCTAATGAAGAACAGTTTAACGAGCTTCACGGTCTCGTTACAAATGAACTAATCATGCGTATTAAGTCAGGCACGGCCACTACACAGGATATTAAGGCTGCTGCTGATTGGCTTGCTAAGAATAATATCACTGGTGTTCCTGTGCTTGGCTCTCCACTTGCCACCCTCTTTAGTAGTCTTGAATTGGAGATGGAGGATGTCGAAAGGGCCATCCGATAGTAATGAGGAAGATGTGTCAGTAATGCTCAGAAACTTAGCGGCAACCGCCTTTCTGGGTCTCTTTAGCTGGCACTTAATCACTTTACATAACATTGCTAAATCAGTGGAGGTGCTTGTCGAAAGGGTAAGTGCCTCCAATACCAGGATTGAGCGCCTTGAAAATGAAATCTTCTTTAAAGATAATGGCTCAATCAAAAAGTAAGTCCGCTAAATACTATGCGGCAAACCCTAAGGCGGCTGCTAAAAAGGCAGCATACCAAAGGAAACTAAATAAAAAACCAGACGTAAAGAATGCCTCTGAAGAACGGTGGACCGAACGCCGTCGCAGGGGCCTTGCGGGTAAGGGTGGACAGGACCTTTCCCACACCAAGAGTGGCCGAATGGTATTGGAATCGCCCTCAAAAAATCGCGCCAGAAACGGCCACAACGGTAAGAGCCCCAAAAAATGAACAAAGGAAACGCCAAGCCCCCTGGTCTTTATGCCAACATGAATAAGCGCAGGGCTGCCGGGACCAGTCGTCCTAAAAGCAAAAGCACTGTGTCTCCTAAGGCATATGCAAACATGAAAGCAGGATTCCCTAAAAAGAAGAAGTAAACCACACAGGATCCATTAATGGTTCTGAAAGCCCCTTCCGATTACCTTTACAACCTAAGGGCCATGACATCCTCCGAAGCTAAACGATTGTGGCGACAATCTATCAAAGAACATTGGAATAACCAGTGTGCTTATTGTGGATCTAAACAGGATTTAACTTTAGATCACGTCACCCCAAAAGCTAAAGGAGGGCATGACACCTCGTCTAATGTCGTACCTGCCTGTCTCAAGTGTAACCAGTCTAAAGGTTCGAACCACTGGTTATCTTGGTGGATTGGTCAAGATTCTTTTGATCATTCCAACTTTTCTAAGGTCCTTTCTTGGACAACTAGCTAGTTCTCTTATTTTTTAAAAACATGTCTACTACTGCCGATAGCACTACTTACGGTTCCATTTCTAACGACCCCGGTCGTCGTTGCGAGAACCAACAGACTAATAAGGTTCATACCACCGCTAACGTGTCGGGTGGAACCACCACGACGACGACTGTTGCCGCTTCTTACGGTTCTGCTGCTACTACCGTTGCTCTTAACGCAACTGTTGATGCTGCTGAAACCGCCATCTTCACCGTGCGTCGTAGTCGCACTACCCCCTCGACCCTGCCTACCGCTAAGGTAACGGGAACTGCTACCCGTGCTGAAACTGGCGCTGTGGCTTCCTTTGGCACCCGTGTTAACGGGTCTGGTTACACCTCTGCCACCTATACCAATGTTGCCCTTTCTGGTGGCTCGGGTTATGGTGCTACCGCTAACATCACCGTGACTTCTGGTGCTGTGACGGCTGCTACCCTCGTGCGTGGTGGTCAATGGTACAAGGTTGGTGACACCCTGTCTTGTCAACTGATCGGTCCTGGCACCCTGTTTGCCCTGCCCGTGGCAACCATCACCCAAGGTTGATCATCATGGCCCCCAAAAAGAAAGGCCCGTCAATGCGGGAAAATCAGCAACGTAAGCTGATGATGCAAAAGATCGCCAAAGGCGGTCCGCAACTGAGTGGCGTTAAGAAGCCTGCTGCTGCTGGTCCCACAAAGGCTGATGCAAAATCTTGGCAAAAGATGAACCAACTCGGTTCTGCCAAATCCGCAAAGGCTGCTGAACCCAAGCCCCGGACTCCTGCTCCGGGAACGGGTAATGTCCTCAAGGCTGCCCAACAATTTAGCAAAGACAAAGCAGCAAAGGATCGGCAGGTCAACCGTGGTGTGGCAGCATTCCGCGCCAAAATGAATCAATCAATGGTTGGCAAAGCTGCTGCTCTTGTCGGCGGTCTTCGTGGTGGAGCAGCGAAAGCCGTGGCTGAAACGGTTGCCCCTCGTCCTACCGCAAAGGGAACCCTCAAAGGTGGAGGAGCACAAGGTCCCACCATGCCTAAGCGCCTCCAACAACAGGGTTTTGCTGCCCAAGAACGCAAGGCACGAGCCAAGAATGAAGCCCGCAAAAAGGCTACTGGTTCCTCTTCCGCTACTCCTAACACGTCCAAGTCCTTTGACTCCGCGTTTAAGGATGCTCGTCGTGCCAAGGTTAGCACCTTTACCTGGCGTGGTAAGAAATATACCACCGAGATGAAATAATCATGCCCCTATCTAAAGGCAAATCTCAAAAGGCTGTGTCTAAAAACATCAGCAAGCTTTCCAAGGAAGGCTACCCAAATAAGCAAGCTATTGCCATTGCCCTTTCCAAAGCTGGGAAGAGCAAGAAGCGTAAATAGCTGTCAACGGGTCCTGTATGCCCCTACAGGGCCCCTCCACCCCATCTTAGCTATGTTGATACCTTTACAGGGTCCGGGCCGCCTTAGAGCCCATTTACAGCGCCATGTTAATGCACCTTCACAATGGTACTATCCGTATCATTGTAGTTTTTGCCATGCTCAAGTTGAATTGTTACTTGCAAATGCTAGAAAACAACAAGGTTGTATTTGTAGAAAAGGCATAAGACACGGACAGCATGGAACAGTAGAATATGAAATGTGGGAAAGATCAAAACGCCGGGCCCGGAAGAAAGGGTTTGAGCATACAATTGATTATACTGACATACATGTTCCCACTCATTGCCCATTGTTGGGCATACCCTTATTCCGAAGCACAGGAAAAGGCGCATGTGACAACTCTCCATCTTTAGATCGGATCGACTCATCAAAAGGATATACTCCTGATAATATTTGGGTAATTTCCAACAAAGCAAATTCAATTAAATCCAATGCCACTCTCGAAGAACTTGAACGCATCACAACTGCCTTTAGAGCAAAGATTGAAGGAAAATTTTAGTCTATTTTTAAGACTGGTTTGGAAATCTTTGGATTTACCTACGCCAACAAGGGCCCAACTGGCAATGGCCCGCTACCTCCAACATGGAGGAAAACGTATCCAACTTCAGTGTTTTCGTGGATTGGGTAAAAGCTGGGTTACAGCTGCCTTTGTGCTATGGAATCTATTTGGTGACAGAGACAAAAAGATCATGGTTGTATCAGCCAGCAAACAACGTGCTGATGACTTTTCGATTTTTTGTCAGAAGGTAATTATTGATGTGGCGTGGCTTAACCATCTTGCCCCACAGGATGACGACCAACGTTGGAGTCGAGTCTCCTTTGATGTTGCCGGGGCACGTCCTGCTCAAAGTCCGTCCGTTAAAAGTGTTGGAGTGACTGGCCAGTTGACTGGCTCTCGTGCTGACATTTTGATTGCTGACGACATTGAAACCCCAACTAATTCAGCCACCGACATGATGAGGGAAAAACTCCTCCAACTTGTCACTGAGTTTGAATCAGTCCTAACACCCAAAAAGGACAGTCGCATCATCTTTCTCGGCACTCCTCAATCTTGCTTTACAATTTATAACTCGCTTAGGGAACGCGGTTATGTGCCAATGGTGTGGCCAGCTCGTTATCCAAAAGAACTAATTGGATATGAAGATATTCTTGCTAAGGAACTTCAATCTGATATTGCGGAACACGGACTTGAAAATCTAGCTTGGAAACCAACCGATACTCGCTTCTCGGAAATTAACCTTCTTGAACGGGAACAGAGCATGAGTCGGAGCAATTTTATGCTCCAGTTTATGCTTAATACGTCCCTGTCGGACGCCCTCAAGTTCCCCCTCAAGCTCAGCGACTTCTCAGTGATGCCTCTGGACCCCGGGAAGGGGCCTTCGGACGTGATTTGGGGTGCGGATAAGGAGACCCTCCTCGACATGCCCGCCGTGGCCCTTCCAGGCGACAGATGGCATCGACCCAAAAGTACACAGGAATACGTCCCATATAATCAAACGATTATCGCTGTTGATCCAAGTGGTCGCGGAAAGGACGAAACTGTTGCCGTAGTCCTAAGCCAAATCAATGGCTTCATCTTTGTCAGGGACATGCTTGCAACACAGGATGGCTATTCAGATACTACTCTTCGGGGCATCCTAACGCTTGCCCGTAAGTATGCGGCTTCTGTCTGTCTCATTGAGTCTAACTTCGGTGATGGCGCCATCATGGAACTCATGAAGAAACATGCCCAAGAAATGAAGGTCGGCATGATGTTTGAGGAGGTACGCGCCACCACTCGAAAGGAGGATCGAATCATCGATACACTGGAACCAGTGTTGAACCAACATAGGTTGGTAATCGATCAAAAGCTCATTGACTGGGACTACCGTAGCAACCCCGAGATGGCCCCCGAGGAACGCCTTCCCCGTATGCTCATGTACCAGCTTACCCGCATGTGTCGGGAAAAGGGTGCCGTCAAGCACGACGACAGAGTAGACGCCCTAGCCCTTGGCGTGAAGTACTTTCAGGATATTCTAGCCATTTCGGCAAAGGAACAAGAGATAAATCGGTCCCGTGAGCAATGGCAAAATATGGTTGAGGGGTTCCTTTCTGCCCCTACCTTGGCCACCGATCTACTTGTGGCGGGAAGCACCTTTGATGACCCCATTACACAGGAGGAAGGGGCCATCGTTTCGTGGATTTCTCACCGGTAAAACGCTACCCGTTTTTTCGCTGAAACCCCTTGCTACGACTACCCTGAAGAGAAGGTGCCTATTATTACCCAGGGAAGTGGTGCTCCTTGGGTGTGGAAACAGCGGAAATGGGGGGAAAAGAAGGGGGGTCTTCCTCTTTCTCTTCCCCTCTGCAACTGTTTCCAGACTAACCGTATCCCGTCAACCAACTGTAAACCCAGAGGAACGGGTACGGGTATGGACGGACGGACCCCCTTCGGGGGGTTCGACACAAACAGAGAAGCTAGTGTTTACTAAGCGAGCGAAGCGAGCGTCCTACTAGCCCAACGGGAAAACGCGACCACTGTCAATA